AATTCCGTCAAGTATGTACGCCATATATCCGATAGCATTTTTGGTTTTTTGGGGTGTTCAAAAAACCGGGGGGGGGGCTTTCTCCTTTTGCGGGAATCGTATAGACCTCTATGGCGTTCAGAACGTCGCCGGGCTGGCATTGAAGCTGGTGACACAGGATCTGGATCGTCTCAAAGGGAACGTCCTGATGCAGCCGCATCGCCTTGACGGTCTTCACCGCCAGACCGAATTTCTTGCCGACCTGCGCATCGGTCAGACCGCGCACATCTTCACGCTTTAGAAACGGGTCAAAGGAAATGATTGTCCGTCTGATACCGCGCTCTTTGAAATCTAAGTACATGGCGTTCCTCCCTAAATTTCTGTTCCGTCTGGCAAAATGAAGCTGATCTTCACGCTGCACCCCAGGGCGCTTGCCAGCGACTCAATATCCTTTTCCGTGAAGTTGCCGCGAGTCATCTTATTCGACAGGTTCTGGCGCGTCTGCCCGGACGCTTCGGCTAATTCGCCCATCGTCATATTTTGCCGTTTCATAATTAGGCGCAGCTTCTCTGCAACTGAAATATCCATACTATCGCCTCCTGTCATCACTATACACGATTCTGTGTCGATTGTCAAAAACTTTTTTGCAAATTTCACGATAAAATGTAAATTATATATTGACAAATGACACGAATTAGTGTAATATAAGCATGTAAGGCAAAGCCGAACAGCTTTTTGAAAGGAGCGAGGTGAATGAACGACGTGAACGTCACCGAGGCGCTGCTGAAAGCGATCCTCGAACTCATCGAGAAGTGCGAAACGCTCGAAGAACTCCGCGAAAGCGTCAAGCGCATCATGGATGAGTAAATAAAAAGAGTAGCGGCCCCTTCCACAGACCCGCTACTCAAACACCCCGAAAGGTGAGCCGGGAGCCTTACCCCGACCACCTTGATTATAACCGAGTAAGGCAAAAATATCAAGGAGGAACACAAAATGATGATTTCTGAGTTTATCGAGCGCACCGGCTTCGAGCCGACCGCCAGCGAGTATGCGAAGATTGAAAAAGCCTACTACGACTTCAATGGCGACAAAGACGAATTCTGCAAGGCGTTCGTGAAGAACGGCGGCGAAAAGAAAATCTACAAGGCAAGAGCCGAAGAAATTGCACAGCTCAAGAGCCAGTTGGTCGAGATGGAAAAGCAGCATAAGACCGAGATGGAAGCTCGCGAGAAGCAGATCAACGACCTGACTGCCGAGTTGGATCGTGAGCTTGAGTGGAAGCCCAGCACCGGCACCGGAACGAACATGAGCCAGAGCGACTACGACCACCTTGCCAACTGTGGCAAGCTGATGACCGACGAAGAAGCCAAGACATTCATCGCTGACGAGTGCGGCTTTGCTCCCGAAAAGATTCACATTCTGCACGAGGTTCACACCTACGAGGTCAACAAGCACCGCCGCCTCCGCAAGTCCGGAACCTTCGACCGCACGCCTGTGTACGAATCCACTGACTGGAACTATGTTCGCTTCGACTGTGCCTGCTTCATGTACGAGCTGGTCAACGGCGAGCTCCGCTTCTACTGCTGCTAAATCGTCGCCCGCCCCGGAGGTTACGAGGGCAGAAAGGTTCATCATGGAAAAGCTGATTTATTCCACGTCCCGCGAAGGTTACGACGTCGACCAGATCAACAGGACAATGACCGTTGGCGAGCTGATCGACTTCCTCGCGCAGTACGATGAAGATACACCGATCTATCTGAGCTTCGACAATGGCTACACCTACGGCGGCATCACCGAAGGCCGCTTTGAAGAAAACTACGGGGAGGATAACGACGATGAATAAAATCCGCCGCAAGAATTTGCAGGCCATCATCGACCAGTTGAAGGAGCTGAAAGGCAGCCTCGAAGACCTTCAGGCTGAAGAAGAATACCGGGACAATATCCCGGAGAATATGCAGGAAAGCGAACGCTACGAAAAAGCCGACGAAGCCTGTGACAATCTTTCCAGTGCTGTGGACAGTTTGGAAGAAGCCATCAGCAGCATCGAAGCTGCTATCGAGTGAAAGGAGAAAGCCTTATGACGATCAAAACGTTGGAATACATTCACGCGCTCTTGATTGAGGATGAGCGTAAGCGCAAAGAAGTCTACGAGAACTCCAGACGGCTTCAACGCGAATACGAAGAAAACGGTGCAGATGAGGAACTGATAAATCGGCAAGACGAAGATGCAGGCAAATTTATGCGCGAACACTTTGCCGCGCTGAATGCGCTGGAAGACTTTGAGGGGCAAGAGTGGTAAGGAGGCTCAGAGCATGGGACTGATGATCGATAAGCCGGCAAAGACATTGATCGAACGCTTTGCCCAAAAGCAGCCGGGTGGACACTTCGCGTGTCCCCGCTGCGGGAAGATGACGATGGACGCAGAGAGCGTCACACACAACGCCCTCAGCCGCCGCATTGGCTGCTTCATCTGCGACACCTGCGGAACGGTTGAAGCTCTCGAAGATTTTGCGCATAAGCAGAATTCGCTCAACGTGTGGGCAATCACAAAAGAACCGGAGTTGTGGCGTATGCTGAGCTGGAATAGCGACGGCATCGAGATCGCCGGTCACGAGGGAACGTGGTATGTCATTGACGAGGGTGATTTTCAGATTACCCCGGACGTGGACGGCAAACCGGAAACGCTCACCGCGCACCTGTTCCTGCTTGAAAGTGAGCTTTACGGCGAGGATGCTGCAGGTCTCATCGTGAACGATGAAAAGCAGATCGTCATGGAGGACGTCTGGAACGGCTTCGACGATCTGGAAGACGCCGGGTGGGAGAAAGCGCGGAAGATCGAATGCCCTGTCTGCAAGGGTGAGTTTCTGCGAGAGGACATGACTTTTACACGAGACTGCCACGGCATTACTTACCGGTTGGTCTGCTTCGATTGCTACGACAAGGTTATGGGAAAAGGCTACGACGGAGAATACTACACCGAAGCGGACGAATGTATTGAGGAGGATTATTGAGCATGAAAAAAATTACCGTCCTCGACTTCTGTAATCAGATTGGAGCAGCCAGTGATGAGATTCCAGTTGTGGTGAAAGCCGGACCATTGACGATAGGGCGTTTTGCCAGCCTGTACATGCTGCCAGCCGCGTCCATGCCGGGAACACTCGAAGCGAAGATCAATTTCGTGACATTGAAGCGTGATGAGATTGTGATTCAGGTAACACTGAAAGCGTACAGCACGAAGTAAACACCTCTGTCGCGTCGTTGCTGGACTTGCAAGTTTAGGCAGCGCAAAGCGACGAGAGAATCAATGGGAAGATATAAAAACGGCGTAGCGAGCCGCCAGAGCCGCGCAAAAAAGAAAACCCCTCACATGACACTTCTGCCATGCGAGGGGTTTGTTCATGTGTTCAGATAAAGGCGCTGTCCACGTTGTCCGATGCGTCCTGCTCCTGAAAGCCGTTTGCCTTGGCGGCTTCAAACGTGATGCCGCCACGCTTGTGGTCGGACTTGACCAGCTCAAAATAGCACTTGCCGCCCGTGATGATGATAACCTGCGCCAGACTGAGCGCGGCTGTCAACCAAGCGGCAGAAGCCATATAGTTGGACTTGATGCACAGGCGCATCAGGTAAATACATTCCTGCGTGATAAGCAAGCCAGACCCGACCAGCAGGAAGCAGACGAGTTTGCTCGTGTCCAGCTTCTTTCTCCTGCGCTTTTTCTGAGCCATCAGATCATGCCGAGCTTCTGCGCGAAGCGGTAAAGAACCGTGACGAGCTGCTCGCGCGTCATCATGTCCTGCCACATGAAGTTCACGGAGCCGTCGGGCAGCGGTGCGCCGCCCTGCACGATGCCGTTGTTGACTGCCCACTGGCGAGCAGCTTCGCTCCAATCGCTGCAGTCATTGTCCTGAAGATCTTTCCGCATTTCGCGGAACAGCTCGGTAAAGGTTTCCTTGTCCATGTCGTCCTCCTTTTCTCCGTTTTCCAACACCATGACCGTATGCCCGGACGATACCAGAATATCGCCCCGGCGCAGGTAGGCGTCAGATGTCAGGTACTTCCGGTCAGTCAGCAATTCAAATTCTCCCGTAGCAGGGAAGCAGCGCATCATGCAGTAGGTCGTGCAGGAATTGCCCTGCTTGCGGTAGGTTTCTTTCAGGGCGTCGACGCCAGCGGAAATTGCGCAGAGCATCATAAACGCGCTGCAGTCCGTTTCTACGGGCTTTGCGATCTTGCTCAGAATGAAGTCTACCGCTTCCGCAGCGACGTAGGCTGTGTTGCGACCGTCCTGATCGTACCCGATGTTCTTGTTGCCGACACCAGCTTCGCACGCCTGCGCGGCTAGCTCGGCTTTCCTGCGGTCCTTGAACCGGAGAACGCCGAGCCAGCTTCCAGAGTACCAATACGCGAAGTTTAATTCGCGACCGGTCTGATTGCCGGGTTTCTGCCCATGCGCGCCGGTTTCGCCGAGCGACGCCTGCCCGATGCGTACGCTCATGTTTCGTCGCCCCCGGAGGTCAAAAGCTCACCGGCGGTGAGGAAACTGTGATTCAGCCAATACACAGCAGCCTCGATCATAGCGTCCAGCTTTGCTTCGTCAACAGCGATGTGACGCTTTTTGAGCCAGTCAAGCACAAATGCTTTCTTCTCATCTCCGCGACCAGAGCCCTTATAAAGCTGCTCTGCGGCAGAAACAGCGACTCTCACCCAGCCTTCAATATCGGTCTGCTGCTGGGCTGTGGTCTTGCTCTTGATGTACGGAATGACGATGACGGTAATGACTGCTGCGATCAGCGCAAATACCGCCTGAATGATGGTGGTAATGTTGTATTCCATGAATCGTGTTCCTCCTTAGTCATACATGGCGTGAATGCCCTGCTTTGTCAAAAAATCCTTCTGCTTATGCTTGATGTTGGCTGCGTAGTTCAGAGCATCGTGCATATCGCCGTTGCAGTTCGCGTCTGGAATGCGCTGTACCGCCTTGGCGGTTGCTTCGCCGAGCGCGATTGCTGCGCCTGTACTCTGCACCATGAGCAGAAAGAAGTCTTTCTGCGCTTCCTCCTGCTCTTCGGCGCGCTTATCACGCGCCGCAATTTTCCGTTCCAGTTTCCAGACGATAAAGCCCATGATGGCGGACGGAATCCCCATAGCCGCGACAAACGCGATCAGAAACTCACCAGCGTTGATTGTCATAATCACTTTCACCTCTACTTGCAAAATGCAGGAGAGGCAGACCGTGCCGCCCCTCCTGCTGCGTGTCAGATCTCTACTTCGAGATCCTTCAGGATTTCCTCGACCTGCGGCTTGATGAGAGCCGGCACCTGGTCGAGCGTCTTTTTGCCCTTGACGATCAACGTCGCATACACGATTGCCATATCAGCGACCTCCTTTCTACACAGAATGGTCAAAAGAAAAAGTCGAAGGCGCTTCATACGCCCTCGACCTCATCTTCTTCAAGGATACGCCGGACTTCCTCACGCAGTCGTTCCGGCACATCATCAAGTGTTTTCAGCCCCTTTCGGATCAGCTCGGCATACACTTTCGCCATATCCATCAACCTCCGATCACAAGCTCATAGACGTCACAGAGCGCAAGCTGCGCCTGCGTGATCTGTGCGGACAGTCCTTCATTGACGCTTTGCAGGTCGCTTACCTGCTGTTTCAGCTTCGGAATGGTCTCCTTTTCGGCTTCGGCCAGCTTCGCCTGCGCGAAATAGCCGTCGAAGCTGCCGAGAATATCATCATAGATCCCGTCATAGAACGGAAGCTCCAGATGGTATTCGTCGTACTCAAAGCCTGAGACTGTCAACTCGCCCTGCGTTTCCGAGAACGGAGTTACGTTCTCATAGAACCGCACAAGGCAGTAGCCGGGCTTGTCAGGCTGCTCCTCCAGCGAGAACGCATTTGCCGGCGCATTGTCGCCTCTTACTTTCATTTCGCACAACCTCCTTCAAGATTCGTACCCCGATGGGGTCAACATACTTTTTCCGCGCCGCAACGGAATCACAGTGCTTGAGCTGACCGATTCGGCTCAGAAGCCCTGCGGCAGTCCGATATGCGATCCGGCTGTGCCGCTCGATTTTCTTTCGCACCTTGCGGCACTGGCGCGTGAAACGCAGGAAATTCTTCCGCCGCATAGTCGTGTGATCTCGGTAAAAGCGGTATCCGACATAATCCAGCGGCCGTGCTTTCAAGGGGAACACCTGCCAGTTACCTTTCATCTGCAAGCGCAGCCGCTTTTGCAAATACTCGGCAATCGCTTTCCGCGCACGGTGCAGCTTCTTTTTGTTCGGACCAAAGAGAACAATATCGTCCATGTACCGCGCACTGTGCTTCACGCCGTCGAGTGTCGTGATGTAGCGGTCGAGCGATTCCAGATAGAAGTTCGCAAGCCACTGACAGATGAAAAAGCCAATGGCAATCCCTTGCTCGCAGGTCTGAAGAATATCCCATGTCAGCTTCAGGTATTTCTTGTCTTTGATCTTATGCGCCAGCATCCAGATCAGCTTCCGGCGGTCGACAGAGTGGTAGAAATGGTGAACATCCATTTTGCAGACGTACCGGCTTCCTTTTTTGTCGTGGTGAATGACGCGCTTACAGTGCCGAAGTGCGTGCTTCCCGCCGCGTCCTGGCACCGACGCACAGCTCCAATGGTTCATTCCGCGTAGAAAGGTCGGCTCTGCAGCCATGACCATAAGCGTGTGAACGATGCCATCAGGGAAGAACGGAACGTATTCAATCGTCCGCCACTTCCGGCTGCTGGCATCGTAGATCTGGCGCTTTCTCGGATGCGACGGGGCAAAGGTCTGTGTTTGCAGAAGATCATAGACGCGGTTCGTGTAGCCATCCACATCAGCCAACACCCGTTTTACGTCGTGCCGATTGTGCTTACCCTTTGCGCCAAACACAATGGCTTCGCGGATGTGCTCTTTGTCGCACATCCATTCATACAGGAATCCTTTTCTTTTTGGCATTTGCCTCGCTCCTTGTTTGCCATCGGGGTCTTTCCAGATACCTTACGGTCGTACTAGAGCCCGTCCTGTAGCGGCAATATTTCCACCAAGCGGTGAGGGAGAATCTGCGCAAAGAAACGGAGCATACAAACAAGTAGGCGCGCGCCGATGTTCGAGTTCGCGTTGGACGAGTCGTTGTTGCCATTGAAGAAGAACAAGCCGCAATTCCCGGCGGTGTTGCTATAGTTGCCGCCGACGCAGAGGACGCACCAGCCAGAGTTCGAGTTCACGCGAAGCCCAAAAACCACGCACAAACTGCGCAGACAATCCCACCGAGCATTATACTGTCTATGCGTCTGGAAGATCTGAAAACGGGAGAAAATAACGAAATACGTTATTCTGAAAAAATATACGCGCCGCGCTTCGCGCGGATAGATAGGGTGTGGCGCTGCCGCGCCAGAGCGTAAAACGAACCGCTCTGAAAACGGAAGCCCACGGGGGCTGCGGCCCCCGATCCCCCGTTAGGGCAATGTCATCAACTTAAGACCATAGATGGTTTGTTTTACGCAAAAACCGTTGAAATGCAACCGCAGTTGGTAGGGG